GCTGGTCGAGATCGTGAATCCGCTCTCCATTGCCGGAACCTGCTTTGCCAATGCGTAACTGATCGCATCAAACGTCGCGGTCTTGGTGTCAGCCATTGTTTTGTTCCTCGTGCGGATCCACCGGCAGTGGCATCCAGTGAGTGACCGTGTGCTTGCATCCATCCTGGCTCACCTGAGATTCCCATTCGCCATGGAACAGGCCAGCGACATCGTGGTAGACCGCTTCGCCCCATTGCTTGCGAACCAGCACATCGATTTCCGGCTCGGGTAGTTGCTCGCTGACGGGTATCCACTGCGGTACCTGAGCCTTTAATTCTGCGATCGCTTCGAGGATCGGTTCGGCACCGCCGTCGTCCGGGTCGAGGTCGAGTGCCTCATTGATCAGCCCGAGGTCAGCGTAGGCCGCGCCGAACATTCGGGTCATCTTCGCCAGCTCGTCATTCGCGCCAATCTGTGGAGGCGCAGACGGCGGCGCCGGCTGGGTATTCAGCCCTTCAGGGCGGGGGTCGTAGGGGCTCATGCTAGGATTCCTGAAAAATTTGAACGAGCGAATACATGCGCACGTACACGGTGAGCTTTTTCGGGGGTGTTGCTATCGGTGTGCTTGCTGCCGCGTTTTGGCGATTTCCGCCTCAAGGCAGTGGCGAATTGGCGAGTTGGGTGCAAGCATTCGGATCAATCGCTGCTATTGCGGCAGCCGGGTACTTCCCTGTGCGCCATGCACGGGTTCAGGAAGCGAACAGGCAGCGCCGACTTCTGTCTACGATTTCGCAGATTGCGACGATGACAGAATCCGAACTGAAGGCATTTCGCTTTTACATGAGAACGCCCCAGGAAGCGGCTGATTATCGATTCAACGGCGCATTCTCGAGGTGGGCAGCGTTGTCGGTGCAGGTAGGCGCGTTATCCGTGTACGAACTCGACTCGGTCGCGGTTCGCGGTCATCTTCTATCGCTCGGACAGTCAATCAACACCATTGAAGGGCTCTTGCGACAGATGCCGTCCGGGGATAGCGCCAGCGGGAATAACCCATGGTATGAAGAAACCCGTTTGGAACTGGACCTTCACCTGATGGCTATTGAACTTGCGAAATCGCCGGAAAATATGGGGCCGTTCTCTGAGGGCTGACATACTCCCGCCAAGGGATCCAGCCTCGAGGCGTATGGAAGCCCCAGTTACGCTGCCACGGCCCCATGATGAACAGGGACCAGGCTTCGCCGCCGTCGGGGATTTCGAGCCGATGGCGATCCGTCGCACGTCGAAAGACGATGGAACCGGGGCCGCGCCAGACGCGGCGATATCCGCGCAAGAGGGTCGTTTCTGGGCGAGCATCCCATTTGGCCGGCTGCTCCTGCTCGGTTGGCATGATTTCCCAGTAGCCGCCGAGCAGCACGATGGAGATGCTCCACCACGGGTGATCGTGAAGATCCCGGCCAGCGTCACTGCGGAGTGTGTTGTGCACTCGTGCGCCCCAACTGGTGTCGCGGCGCCCGTCGGTGGCGGCGCTGGCATCGTGCCCGCGGGGCTTCTTGACCCACCAACGGCGCATATAGCCGCGAAGGTCGAAGTAGGGCGTGCGCTGGGCGTAAGCGATGATGGCTCGCGCGACAATCTTCGGCATCCAGATTCGCATATCAAGCTCCGGTGGCAGGCGTGGTGGGCGCGCTGGCGGCGCTGATATCGGAATGGGCTGCGAGCAATTCGCGAAGTGCTTTTGCGCTGACCGTCACGGGAAAGTCAGTTTCGCTGTTGGCGATTGCCTGTCGGTCTGCGTTGGGCAAGGCGGAGACGAAGGTTCCAATACGCTCGACGTATGCCGTCACTACCTTGCGTGAGTAGGACTTGCCCTTGATGGATCCGGCAGTGACTTTCTTCTTCCCGCCGGCGGATGCCTTCTCAAGCTCGCCCGACAGGAAGGCCCCGGCCTTCTCGCCGTGCTGACGCACCGCGTCAGCCGCGACCGATGCAGATGCCTTACCGGAAAACACCAGGCGGTGAACGTCGGAATTGGCCCCGGCGAGCACGAGCATCTTGCCTACCCATTGGGGCGAGACGTCGTCGGCTTCCGCGATTCGCGGGTTGTCCCATCCGAAGCGGGCAAGGCGCTGGTAACCGAACGCTTTTTCGAGCGGATGCAACTGCCGGTTCTTGTTGCTGGACAGGATGCGAAGCGTTCGGTCCGCGTCGTTGCCATCGAAGGCATCGATACGAACCATCAGCTCGCCGTCACGATCCCGCAGCGGCGCGCCGGCTGCGTCTGCCCGCCCGATGGCCGCATGGCGACGATGCCCGTCTACCAGCCAGACGCCGCCCTCAGCGCGAGGGCGAACCTCGAGCGCGGGGTATTGGCCGCCAGCCATGATGTGACGAAACAGGCTTTCGTCGTCTTCTTTGGCCTTCTCAAGCGCTTCGCCATCGAGCAGATCAAGCGAGGCGCGGAGATTGAAGCCCGGTTCGATGTGGATGTCGTCGTAGCGGATCTTCATCGCGTCCGCACGCCGGATTTCCTTGTCGTTGATCTTCTGTTTGAATGACGGCACAGCGGTCATTTCATTCCTCGTTCTCGGTCGACGGCGGTACGGATGTGTTCTCGGAATCCCTTGGAAGGGTGTCCGCCGTATGGGTAGTGGGATTCGACGTGGCGCCAGCGCTCGGCATCCGCTTCGGTATCCGTGCGGCGTTGGGCGTCGGTCTTGATGTAGAAGGCGAGGGCAGCGAGAAGGACGGGAAGGTGAGCGGCGATTGCTTCGTGCAGCTTGTGCCGATCTTCGGCTTCCTCATGATGCCGCGCGGAGCCCGTAAGGATTGGACGGCCCGATCGCACTCGCTGTTTGTTGACGAGAGGGCGTAGGGCTTCCCATGCTCGCTTTGCTGCCGCCCTATTCGGGGCATTGCTCATACATTGAAAATGAGTTTCGCGAGAAGTGCGGCACCAAGCGCCGAGAGGTGGCAGGTCCAGGCGGCGCGCTTGTGATCAATCGTCCACTGGTTGTATCGAAGGAAGGTGGCGTTCACGGGATCGACAACGAGGCGCTGAAACATTGCGCGCCTCAGTGGGTAGCGTCGCTATACCCGAGTCGGTACGCGAAGTCATCGGACTGACAGGGCATGCCGTGAAGGGCGTCATGCCAGCCTGCGTGGTACTGACGAATCTCTGCTGCGTGCATACCGCCCTCCTCAGTCGAGGCGAATGGTTGCGCTCTTGCTCAGGAAGCCCGAGCAGACGGCGCCGGAAACCGGTACTCCGGTCGGGCCCTTGGCGGTGAACGCGGTCGAATAGTCATCGTTGTCGCCACAGCCGTAGAAGCTGTAGCCGTCGATGCGAATGTCGGTATATCCGGCACCCTGGAGAGCGCGCCGCGCCGTATCGGAATCGGTGCAGGCAGACAGAAGGGCGAGCAAAGCCGCGAGCGCGACGAGTCTCATGGGGAAACCTCGAAAGGGAAGAAGGGGAAGCCCCGGCAGAACACCGGGGCGATGCGGCTTTAACCATGTCCGCCATGGGCCTGTGAGCTGTCAGGCTCGCTCTGATTCAGTAAGCGGGCGCAGATCACGCGGCACCTAACCGTAGTCGATTGGCACGGCGTGGTTACGGGTTCGTCGGATACGTCGGGGCAGCGCTTGCCCTAGGCGCGGATAAGCTACCGCTCGCGCCCATAGGAGCGGCAGCAGGATCAGGAGAATTGGCATCGCTATAGCAGGAGCCCGAGAGCACTGCGATCACGCGCGAGAATATCGCGCAGCTTGTTTAGGCTGTTGCCCCCCCCGCTTACAGAAGGGAAGTTCGAGACACGGGAAAACTCAAACTCTGCACGGTCGCGCCACTCGGCGGATTTCGTCGCGTCGGCCATTGCTATCCAGCCAGGTACGCGCCCGCACGCCAACAGAATCTGTTCCCGGAGGCTTCTGATCTCGTCTACCACTTGATTCTTGGCGAGCTGGATCTCCAGCGCCTTCTTGGTCGTTGCCATGTGTCCGTCCGATAGATGGGCGCGCGAGTTGAAAGAAGGCGCGCAGGTGAGAGGATCTAGGTGAAGAGGGTGGCCGGTGCTGACCCCGGCTCAGAGTGGCGCGCATGTTTTCATGGCAGCCGGCATACCGGCCTAGGATGTCTGCCCACCCGGTTGTTTCCATTCGCCGCGCATCAGCCTGCGCATTCACCCTCAAGAGAGCAGACCCTTCCAGCTACCGGGGAACGGTGTACGGGCTATTTAACGTCGCCGCGCCGACGCGGGTCTGCTCGCTTCAGGGTGCCGCACTCTGGCGGCCGTCACGCCTACGTCATCGGGGGCGTTCCCTCGCCGGGGAGGTGTCCGATTCAGTCGCAATGCGGGTAATAGGTGCTGATTTCCTTGGTTTCGTCGTCAAGGATCAACTCCGTTCCAGCCGCATAAAGCTGGAACAGGCGGCGCTCGAACCCGTACAGCCTGCCGATAAACAGCTTCTTACTCGGATCAACTTCGTTGAATGTCACGTTCGAAACGACGCCGTCGACAATCCGAATCTGATACTTGCACTGGTACTCGCTCTTATAGGCATCGGGATCCAGATACACATACTCGAACCGCATGGATCGGATGGATGTGTCTCTCTTCACGATGAGCGTGAATTCGTCGCTGGTCGGCGTGTGGCCTGCGCGTTCCGTCTCAAGCTTGATGAACTCGGTTACAAGGGCCGATAGCTCGATAGCGGACGGCGCGGGCGCGAGCAACTCAGCCATACGCTCTTGGATGTGTTCGGTGAGCGCCGAACTCATGTTGGCCTCAAGCTGCTGGCTCACGATCTTGAGGATCAATTCGTTATAGCCGGGCAGTCCGAGGGTGTCGAAATTGATCTGGAGCGATTGTTTGATTCGCTCGCCTATGATCTTGCCAAAGTCGGAGTAGCTGCGCAGTTCGCTGTCGATCGCGTCGGTGATAGTCTTTTGCAGCTTTTCTTCAACGGCTTTTTCGATGGCGCCCGAGGCCACGATGTTGGCGAAGGCGGTCGAAACTACGTTTTGCAGTTCCTGCATGGTTTCTCTCCTCGTGTATATGGCGCGGCTCTCGGAAGAAAGCCGCCTCAGATACAGCGTTTGGATGCAGCGCCCCGCGCTACTCCCGGCTGGGCCGGCTCACGACGGCGCTGCATCTCTTCAATCCAAGCGGCGGTCTATAGCTGCACGAAGCAGCCAGGCGGCGCTTGGATAGCCTCCGGTCTTTGATCAGGGGTAGAGGGTTCCGCCCTGCGCCTAGCCGCGCTCGCAGAGAATGCGAACGCCATCGGCGTGTTCTATCGGTAACTGAATTTTTAGAGAGCACCCGAGAGGTCGGGCGGGCAGCGATGTGTGCTGCGTTGGAGTGAAATATAGACAAACCGATAATATCAGTCAATAGATTTTCCGATATTTCTTGAAATGCTTCGTGAGCGTAAGCGGGCGCCGCTGCGAATGAGCCAAAATCGTGGCGGGCTTCTGAGCCAAACGAGGCTTGTCAGGACGTGGTGGCGCGAGGAGGGGGATGGGATTACAGGCGCCCAAGAATGACAAAACCCGCCGAAGCGGGTTTTTGCGTACGGATATTGGATGACAGGCGCTAGGCAGTAGGTGTTGCGCTGAGATCAGCCTGACAATGCTTGCAGCGAATGGCTTCGACCTTGATTTCCTCGGCGCAGAATGGGCACTTTTTTGTCAACGACGCACGAACTGGCGGCGGCGCTTTCTCGGCAGCCCAAGGATCTTGCGGCAGCGTAGGATCACTTTCGAGAACCCATCCTTTGTTGAGATATTTCTTCGCCAAAATGCCCTGGATGAACATTGCATACCCGGCGGAGAGAAGGAGAAGAGTCAATACCCAGAAAGGCCCCATGGAAGCTATCGTTGGCAACGAGATGAGCGCAAGCCAAATGAAGACATGGGACCACAGGCCTTTGAGCGCTAGGTAGATTGGGCCCAAAAATAAGACCCCATAACATGCCCCATAGCCCACTTCTTCGACGTATCCATTTGCTGGATTCTTGAACCGTTGCGACATTGCGTTTCCCCGTTGATCTGTGCACTGCTCTAGCGTCTGAGCACCTGCCGATGCTCGACAACGACCCCTATGATACGCACCGGCTCATTCTCGCTATTTATCGTTGCATAGTCAGGGTTGAGTGGCACAAGCTCGAACACGTCTTGGCCGGCGGCGTTGATGCCTCGGGGGCGATATTTCTTGAACGTGGCTTCCTCGTGACCGTTCTTCGCGATCACGAAATCACCGGGTCGCGGCGATAGAGCTGGATCAACTATCAGTCGATCGCCTTCGTAGAACTTCGGCTCCATGGACCGACCCTCGACCTCAAGGCCGAACGCGTGTTCCGACAACTCCAGATCGGTAAGCAGGTACTCGTATGCCCCCCCCGGAGGGAACGGGACCACCGTCTCAGTCATCTGCCCGGCTTGCACACTGCTGATGAGCGGAATCCGGCGATGCCCAATTGATGCTGCTGTGACGTTCTGAACAGGTTCATTGCCCCGTCTTGGACCTCGCCCTTCTGCAAGCCATAACGCACTGACCCCAAGAGCAGCCGCGATAGTCGCAATTGCCGTTGAACCCTTGGTTACATCATTTTCGAGGTCGGAAAGAGTGGGCTGCTTGATCCCAACGCGCTTCGCAAGCTCTGCTTGAGAGAGCTTTGCGTCTTTTCGCGCCTCGCGCAGTCGTTGTCCTAGTGTCATATCGGAATTCTTATATATCGAGCTATAGATTTACCGATTGACTTTGATTATCGGTTTGTCTATATTTTCAATATGGACATCCAACAAATCGTTCTCGAACTAATTGACGCCGGCTGGACCCAGAAAGCGATCGCAGATCGCCTTGGGTGCAGCCAGCCGACTATCTCTGACATTGCGCACGGGCGAGTCGGGAAAAAGCGTCCCGCCTACAAGATCGTCGTAGGGCTCGAGAAACTTCATGCGGAGGTCTTCGGTGCGCCGGGCGTGAGTCCGCCGCGCCTCCGACCACGCCCCGACGCTGCAAGAGACAGCGAGGGGGCGGAAGCAAGTAGTTGCGGGGCGGCGCTGATGGCCGGGGGTGTTTGAGATGAAACGACTTCGTATGTTCTTGCTGTTCGGGCCGCTCGCATGGATTGCGCGCGCCGTCGAAGGGTTGGTGGCCCCCATTCGCCGCGCGCAATTGCGGGAACTTTTTGGCGACGGCGTCATGAATTCGGTTTCAAGTGGCCCTTCAACCAGAAAGCGGCCTTGTTCAGTCCATACGTCTGCCAGTCATTCCCGAGAGAGCAGATGAACACACGATCGTCCGACATTGTTGCCTCTTGCACGGCGCTCAGGATCGCGTCGGCGCAATGATCGGAATTCACGACTGCGAATACGCCCATCTTATGCAGGTGCAGAAACTCATATTCGCCGTCCGACAGGGCATCGATTGCGCTTTTGATGCCTGCGTGCTTGGTTGCGGGCTCGCTGATGAAGACGCTCAATAAATAGGTTCGCTTATTTGAGCCCATGAGTCCCCCGACGGATGTTGTGTTGAACGAAGTGATGAGCGGCCAGCATAGCACCGGCGTGGGGACTCACCTTATGCAGTAGGCCAGATCGAAATTTCTCCATGTGGCCATCGTAATGACAGTCGCAGAAAACAAAAACGTTCGAGGAAACGACACATGAACATCACCGACGCAGCATACGCAACGGTCCACGACTACCCGGGTGGTAGCGAGTCGCTCGCGCCGCGCATGGGCTCGTCGGCCGCTGTTCTGCGAAACAAGGTCAACCCCAACAACGACACGCACCACCTGTCGCTGGCTGAGGCCGTGAAGGCGGTCGACATCACCAACGACGACCGGATTCTGGAGGCCTGGGCTGCTTCGCGGGGCTATGCACTCGTCAAGATGCCGCAGGTGTTCGAGTGCTGCGATTCGGCCATCGTCGAGATGATGGGCAAGGCATGGGAGACCCATGGTGACGTCGGCCGGGAGATCACGAAGACGCTGGAAGACGGCCGCGTCGAGTTCACCGAGGTGACGCGAGTCGAATCCCGAATTTTCGCGCACGCTCAGGTGCTGTTTAACCTGGCCGCACGCCTTCGGGGGATGGCCGAATGATTGAATCGTTCACGAATACCTGGCCCTTTCCGAAAGACGGCGCGCCCGTCGCCAACGCCTTCGCCGAGATTTGTGGCGATGCCCCGAATGCCGAGCCCGAAGCATATGCGCCCGTTTGCATTTCCTGCGGCGCTCAGCCCAATCAAGACGGCACTCTGCCGTGCGACCACTGAGGAGCATGCATTGAGTTCCCATCGAGTCAATCAAGCCTGGTCTATCGAGTTGCGCCACACCGAGAAGATCGTGCTGCTGGCGCTGAGCCACCACGCCGTGATGTCGACCGGCGAGTCGTCGCCCAAGATCAGCCGCCTGGCGCGTGACTGTGGCATGTCCGAGTCTGCCGTACGCGATTCGATCAAGTCACTGGAAGCGGCAGGCCACATCGTGGTGATGCCTATTCGCCGCGGTGTGACGCAGTTCCGCGTGAAGGCTGGAGGTGGGGAGTGAGCACGGTCATCATGTCCCAGTGCTGGCCGCTCGCTGGCATGACGATCGCGCAGAAGGCAGTACTGATCTCGCTGGCGGACAACGCGAACGACCAGGGCGTCTGCTGGCCGTCGATCCCGACGATCGCGGCACGTGTCTGCGCATCCGAGCGTGCGGTGCAGAACGCCATCAAGTGGCTGGAGTCGGCCGGTATCGTCTCAGCGAATCGTTCGAACGGCCGTCACACCAGCTACACACTAACCCCCGCAGCATATTCACCCCCGCAGGATATTCACCCCCGCACCAAATGCACCGGCGAAGGAAATGCACCGGCGCAGCAAATGCACCACACCCCCGCAGGAGATGCGGGGGACCCCCGCAGCAAATGCACCACACCCCCGCACCATGTGCCGTCTAACCGTAAAGAACCATCAGTTAACCGTAAAGGAACCGTCAAAGGGGCGCGCGCTTCGCGGCGCGTCGAATCGACGATCAATCTTCCCGACTGGTTGCCTGAAGAAGCCTGGGCGAATTGGGTGGCCTACCGCCGCAAAGGCAAGGCACCGTTCACGGATCACGCCGCGACACTCTCGATCGAGGCGCTCGGCACATTGCGGGCTGCTGGCTATGAGCCAGTCGCCGTGATCAACCAAAGCATTCTGCGCGGCTGGACTGGATTGTTTCCGGTCAAGGACGCTGGGAGCCCAGCGGAGCAGGGCGGCACAACGGCCGGTGCTGGCGCGATTTGGTGGGATTCGGCCTCCGGTATCGAAGCGAAGGGTGCAGAGCTGAAGGTTGAGCGCCGACCGGAATGGAACGGCCTCACTTACAAGATGCATGTCTTCCGCGCAGCAGGCCCCGGTGCGTGGATTGAGTCGGAGCTGGCGAAGGCACAGAAGGCGAACCCGAACGAGTACGAGCGCGCATTCGCGTTCTTCCACGGGGTGTCTGCCACCAAGTTTGAGGAGCTGAAGAAGCGCGCCGCGCCGTGATGGACCCGAATGAATGCTGGCGGCGCTTCGAAGAAGCGGCAAGGGCGGCGCTGGCGGGGATTGGCAGCGTGCCTCGCGCCTACCTCGCAGCGGTTCGGCGGCGCTTTGGGGACGAGATAGCGGCTAGGCAGGAGAAGGAGTTACGGGCGTACATCGCCCACTTACGGGAGAAGGGGAAGTGACGAGAAAGGGCCTCACGTTTCCGGAAGACGCAGTGAGCAATGGACGAGTCGGCACGGCGAGGATTCGCGCGCAGATCGGCGCTACGGCCGCCGCACTGGCATCACCCGAGCCCGCGCCGCTGATGGCGCCCCTGCTCGGGATGGCCGCGCCGAAGCGGAGCAAGTACAGCAACGAGAAGTGCGTCGTAGATGGCATTAAGTTTGACAGCCGCCGCGAGGCTGCCTGCTGGGTAGTGCTGCGAAGCCAAGAAGCGCAGGGCCACATCACGGATCTTCGGCGGCAGGTGAGATTCGAGATCGCGCCGCCGGCCGTGATCCAAGGGCGTAAGCGGCCGGCACGCTACTACGTGGCCGACTTCGTGTACCAGCGCAGCGACGAGGAAGTCATCGAAGACGTGAAAGGGCACCTGACGGCGGAATACCGGCTCAAGCGGCACTTGATGGCCGCCAAGGGCCTGACGATTACGGAGGTCAAATGAAGCGCGAAATTCTGGAAAGCATGGACAAGGACTTTTGGTACAGCTACCAGACCCTGGCGTCGATCACCGGTTTCGATACCGCGTCGATCAATCGAGCATGCCGCGCGCTGGCGGCTGAGAAGGTAGTGGAAATCGAGATGATCGGCAAGAAGTCTCGAGTCCGGCTCCTGATGAATCGTCCGTCGCTGAAAGTGAGTTCGTATCCAAGCGTTCCCTCTGTGGCGACTGTCCCGTATCAGCCGCGCTGGACGCCGATGCAGACGTATAGCCGCGACGTGCTGGCCCATCAGGCGCTGTGTGAGGAGCTTCGATGAGCCGCAGCAAGAATCCTCGTCGTCGGTATGACCCCAATCGCTCGCTCCGACGCATAGCGGCCAGCCAGGAGCGTAAGTCCGCCGCGCTCCCGCTGGATCAGTCGCAGACGAACGACATTGGGCTTATATATCACCTGTCGCTTGATGCCATCAAAGGTGGGTGCGCTACCGAGGAAATGTGGAGCAATCTTGCGTGCTCGGTGAATATCGCCCTGATCCTCGCTGAGCAAGGCATGGAAGAGGCTCGCATTGAAGACATCAAGCGAGCACAGGACGCGCTCATGAGAGCCAAAGGCCGCAGCGAGAGATTTGGCACTTGGGGCTTGGATGGCGACGGAATCCGGGATTTGCAGTTGGCTGTCACGGTGCATGACTCTCAGATGAAAACGGCGCCCAAGGCGCAGGTTCGGGCGGCGATCAACGAAATGCATCGCCGGATGGCTGCTGGTGATTTCCTAGAGATCCAGTGATGAAGCGAAGCAAGCCCATGAAGCGCACCGGATTCAAGCGCAGTGCGCCGGCGGCGCTCAGCCCGTTCAGCGGCAACGCGGCGCTTCACGGAACGACGTTCAAGCGGAAATCCCGGAAGAAGCGGGAAGGTCACGACAAACGGATGCTTGACGCGTGTCGCGGCGAGAACTGTTATCTGCGGGTGCCCGGCGTCTGCCCCTCGACTGCGGAAACCGTAGTTCCATGCCATTCGAACGAGCAAGAGCACGGCAAAGGGATGGGAATCAAGGCACGCGATGAATTTACCGTCCCGGGATGTTTCGCGTGCCACGCCTGGCTCGATCAAGGATCTGCACCACGCGAGGAGAAATTCAGTGTTTGGCGTGCAGCGTATCGAGCGTGGGAGCCGGTACGAGCGGCAAAGCTTTCAATCGAGGTGGTGTGATGGCGGCGCTCCCATCGAGGATGTACCAAGACCCAGCGATCGTATTGGAACAAGAGGAAAACAAGACATGCAAGGGATGCACACACAAACTGACGCTTTGGGGTTTGGAATATTGCGCCAAGGAGCGGACGAAAGCGGGCGCTCTGAACATGCGGCGGTGCAACCTATACGAGGACGGGAGTGCGCGCCGATGAAGCGCGATTTGCATGCATTCTGCGAAGACTGGTCGGCGTGGCATAGGTCGAGACGCCTGTTCGCGCCGCCGGTTCCAGAAAATATCCTGGCGCGCCTCGTGCCGCGCAAGGTCGGCGCAGAGCCTGACGCTATCTGTTCGTCGAGCCTAAGTTTCTTCAACCTGGCTGTACTTGCGTTGCCAGAGAGCGTTGAGAAGCAGACGTTCTATCTGTACTACATCCATCGGGTGAAGAATATCAAGGCAGTTGCCTCCGAGATGGGCGTTTCGCGCGATGCCTTCTACAAGCGCGTCGAGTCATTCCGAGATCAAGCATATCGCGCATATCGGCGCATGACTGAAATGGCGTAGCACGCCCCTAGTACATTGATGGAGGAATGTAAAGAACAAAGATGTATAGCCCCACGCTATACATCTTCGCGCTATACAAAAACCGCAAAAAACGTATCATTTCGGAAAGGCTGAATCAGTGCCTCCAAAGCCCGCACAGTGCAAATTGTGCGGGCTTTTTTGTTGTCATTTCATCGGGGCAGCAGACTGCCGGCATGGCTGGCTAAGCGCGTACGTGCTGCGAACGGGTTGGCTGCTTCGATGAAATGGCATGAGTTGTCTCCTCTGCGCCGACCGGCGCTTGCCCGACCAGTGCGGGCCTTTCTATTTATGGCACAGATCAAACTGAGAGTGACATTTGCATGGTGGCTCAAGCCATACATCTTCGCCCTCGCGTTCTGTGCGGTGCTTGCTGGCACCACCCCTGACGCGGAGAAGCTGGGTCGGGTGATCAAGCGTGCGGTTCGTGTGAGCGTTCGATGAGCCGCAAGCTGACCACGCTCAAGCCGCGAGTGCAGGCAGCGAATACCAGTCGCATTCCTACGCTTGAGGCTAAAGCAGGAACAACCGAACGCATTCGCGGAAGCCGCTGGGTTAAGACGCGGAATCGCATTGCGATCGCTCAACAGTTCAAGTGTCAGCGCTGCGGTCGTGTGTGGCTGCCTTGGCATGACCAGGTCGACCACGATGTGCCGCTCGAGCAGGGTGGCAGCAACGACGACAGCAACCTGAAGCTACTGTGCGACGACTGCCACAAGGGGAAGACCGCCGACGAGGCGCGTGCCCGCGCGAGGTGACGCACAAACGCGAATCAATCTCATTCGCGATGACTGCGCAAGCGGGTAGATCGGTGCAAATGATATCGATTCGCATTTGCACCGGGGGGTGTCGAAAGTTTGGCGTTCCGCATCGCGGGAAACCGACCGATCCCGCACGCGCAGAATTTTTCCTCGATTGGAGTTTTTGTTAATGGCTCTTAACAGCAAAAAGCGGCTGTTTGCCGATGCTGTTTTGGCCGGAAAGTCCAATAAGGACGCGGCTATCGCGGCGGGCTACAGCCCCGCGACAGCGTCGGCGGCCGGATCGCGACTTGTTAAAGACAAGGACGTAGTCGCATACCTGGCCGAGCGGCGAAAGAAGGGTGCGACGAAGGCGAAACCGGCTCAAGCCGAAACCGATGCGGCAATGACCAAGGCTGCAGTAGCGGCGGGCTTTGATCTGAACACGATTTTGACGTTTTCGGACCCGAAAGCGTTTCTCCTGGCAGCGATGAACGACCAGAAGACCGAGCCGAAGCTTCGGATCGACGCGGCAAAGACGCTCATGCCGTTCATGCACGCCAAAGTTGGCGAGACGGGCAAAAAGGACCAGCGCAACGAGGCCGCCAAGAAAGTCGCGAGCCGGTTTGCGCCGGCGGCGCCGCCCAAGTTGGTGGCGGCCGACGGTAAGAAGGTCGGATGATGGATTGGTCAACGGCCTGTCCCGACTGGGAAGCGCGTCTGGTTGCTGGCGAGTCCATCATTCCGAAGCCGATCTTTCCGGATCAAGCCGCACAAGCACTGGCGATCTTCAAGGAACTGCGGGTTGTCGACCTGCCGGGCAAGCCGACATTCGGCGAGTGCAGTGAGCAATGGGTGTTCGATTTCGTCGCGGCCATTTTCGGCGCGTACGACGCGGAGAGGGGCAAGCAGTTGATTCGGGAATTCTTCCTGCTGATCAGCAAGAAGAACACGAAGTCGACGATTGCCGCCGGCATCATGCTGACCGCTGTGATTCTGTGCTGGCGCGAGGAAGAGGAGCATCTGATCCTTGCGCCGACGAAGGAAGTTGCCGACAACAGCTTCAAGCCTGCGGCGGGGATGATCCGCGCGGACGAGGAACTGACCGCTCTCTTCCACATTCAGGATCACATTCGCACCATCACGCACCGCGTCACCCGCGCTTCGTTGAAGGTGGTCGCCGCGGACACTGATACGGTGTCGGGCAAGAAGTCGGGGCGCATCCTGGTGGATGAGCACTGGCTCTTCGGCACGCGCGCGAATGCCGAAGCCATGTTCATGGAAGCGACTGGCGGCCAGGTGTCGCGCGATGAAGGCTGGGTGATTTACCTCACCACGCAAAGCGACGAGCCGCCGGCCGGCGTGTTCAAAGAGAAGCTGAACTACTACCGCGACGTTCGCGACGGAAAGATCGAGGACCGGAAGTCGCTGGGTGTGATCTATGAATTCCCGCCGGACATGATCAAGTCCAAGGCTTATCTGGATCCGACGAAGTTCTACATCACGAACCCGAATATCGGTCGCTCTGTGAGTGCAGAGTGGCTGGAAGACCAGCTTAAAAAGAATCAAACCAAGACGGACGGAGCCTTTCAGCAGTTTCTGGCGAAACACCTGAACGTCGAGATCGGGCTCAATCTACGCTCTGATCGTTGGGCCGGCGCAGACTTTTGGCAGGACGCGGCGCGCGTGCCGGGGGTGACGCTCGCCGATCTGATTGCGCGCTGCGAAGTGATCGACGTCGGTATCGACGGCGGCGGCCTCGACGACTTGCTAGGTCTGGCGGTCGTTGGTCGAGAGAAGGTCACTCGACGCTGGCTTTTTTGGGCGCACGCATGGGCACATCCATCCGTGCTCCAGCGGCGCAAGGAGATTGCTCCGACCCTGCAGGATTTCGAGAAAGAGGGCGACTTGACGATGGTAGAGCAGATTGGCGACGACGTGCGCGACGTCGCTGACATCGTCTCGCTCATATTCGCATCGGGACTGCTCGACAAGGTCGGCGCGGACCCAGCCGGGATCGGAGGCGTCCTCGACGCATTGGTCGAGGCCAATGTGCCGGAAGAGCTTGTCATCGGCATTTCGCAGGGCTGGAAGATGTCCGGCGCGATCAAGACGACTGAGCGAAAGCTCGCCGAGGGCGTCCTTGTGCACGGCGGTCAGCGAATGATGGCGTGGTGCGTCGGCAATGCGCGTGTCGTGCCGGTAGGAAATGCGGTGAATATCACCAAACAAGTCAGCGGGACGGCAAAAATCGACCCGCTTATGGCTGGCTTCAACGCCATAACCCTGATGAGTCTCAATCCGCAGTCAGCACCAACACCGGGAATCGTTATCCTATGAGCGAAGCATTCAAGGCGGCGCAGGCAAAGGCCCGTATCCCGGGTTCGGCTGTGCTGAACGCCTGGCGCGCGCAGCATGGGCCCGAGACGACTGGTCGCGTCAACAACCTCAATGAGACGCGGCAGAGTCTGACCGTTCAGGAGTTGGCGAACATCATCGGCGGCGGCGCAATCAGCAATGCTGGCCCGGTCGTCAACGAGACGACCGCGATGAAGGTCTCTGCGGTCTACGCATGCGTTGCGTTGATCGCTGGCGCGATCTCGACGCTGCCGATGCAGATCTACGAGCGCACGCCGACGGGCCGCGCGGCTGTCGAGCACCCGTACTGGTGGCTGCTGAACGAGCAGCCTGAGCCTGACGTTTCGGCGGCAGTGTTCTGGGAATACATGGTCGCGTCGCGGCTCTTCTACGGCGATTGTTTCGCAGAGATCGTACGCCCGTCGTTCCGCAGCAGCTCGGTGTCGGGGCTCAAGGCGCACCACCCATTGCGCGTCTTTCCGTTCCGCGACAGCCATGGCGATCTCTGGTATCGCGTGCAGCCGCTGGTTGGCGCCGAGTATGTGCTGAACCCAGCAGACATCATCCATATCCCGAGTCTCGGCTACGACGGGATTCGAAGCCCGAGCCCGATTACGTATGCAGCGCGGCAGGCTGTCGGAACGTCGATCGCGGCGGCTGAATACAGCGCCCGCTTCTTTTCGAACGGCGCGCGCCCTGATTTCGCGCTGACGACCGACGGCAACATGACGGACGAGCAGGCGCGGCTGCTGCGCGCCACGTGGGGCGAGCGCCACAGTGGTGTCGCGAACTCGCACTTGCCCGCGATTCTCACCGGCGGCCTCAAGGTTCAGGAATTGACCATGTCGCCGGTCGATGCGCAGATCCTCGAGACGTCGAAGTGGGATCTGGAAGAGATCTGCCGCATCCTCGGCGTGCCGCCGTTCATGGTCGGGTCGACCGAGAAGACGACGTCGTGGGGCAGCGGCGTCGAGAACATGAGCCGCGGCTTCGTGAAGTTCACATTGCTGCGCGACCTCGTGAAGTTCAATCAGGAACTCAACCGCAAGCTTTGGCCGGCGCGGCAGCGGATCTTCTGCGAGTTCGACGTTTCCGGCATGGAGCGCGGTGATCTGGCGAGCGAGAACGACGCGTTGCGCGTTGCGATGGGAGGCCCCGGTGCGCCCGGCTGGATGACGGCGAACGAGGTCCGACACATTAAGCTGCTTCCGCCCGTCGAAGGCGGCGACGTCCTTTTCAGTGGAGTCTCGGGATCAGCGGCCGGAACGGACCCGAAATCGGGCGGCGAAAAGGCGGCACCTGAGCCCGCAGGGCAACCACACGAGGGAGCAACATGAGCAAACTGATCAAGCTGCTGGCGAGCAACCGCCGGCCGACAGCGCGCCCGCACGCGCTCGAAATGAGCGGCGGCGACGCGACGCTGTATATCTACGACGCGATCGTCGCGGACGACGACACCGCATACTGGTGCGGCGGCGTTTCCGCACAGTCGCTTGTGCCGGAGATTCGAAACATCAAGGGCGGCACGCTCAACCTGCGTATCAATTCGCCTGGCGGTGACGTCTTCGCCGCGCAGTCGATCGTTGCCGCGATCCGCGACACCGGCGCAAAGGTAATAGCGCACATCGACGGATTCGCGGCCAGTGCTGCCACCGTGATCGCATCGGCGGCAGACGAAGTCGTCATGTCCGATGGCGCGATGTACATGATCCACTGCGGCTGGACGATGGCAATCGGTAACTCCAAGGACATGACCGATACCGCAGCGCTGCTCGACAAGGTCGACGGCGTGATCGCGGGCCAGTATGCAAAGCGCAGCGGCAAGAGCGTCGACGAAATGAAGGCATTCATGGAGGCCGAAACGTGGTTCACCGCGCAAGAAGCCGTCGATGTCGGCCTCGCTGACAGCATAGCCGAGAGTGAGCCGCAGGCACAGGCATCGTGGGATCTCAGCGCCTACGCCAACGCACCGAAGATCGCGGCATCGGCCCCTGCGCCCGAGCCGATCGACGCCATCACCGCAGAACACCGCGATCGTCAGCAGCAGCGCCTGCGCATGCTGAATCGCCTCAATCATCAGTGACGCGCCTCGCGCAACTGAGAACAGCCGCCGAAAGGCGGTTTTTTTTCGTCCGAACGACCTGCGCGAGCGGTCAACTCTTAACGGAGAGAGTCACATGAAACTGCAGCAACTGCGTGAACTGCGCAATTCGAAGGCGAAAGAAGCCAACGAAATCAACAACAAATATCCCGCCGACCAACGTATGCCGGCCGCTGAGGCGGATCGCATGGATTCGATCCTCGCTGAGATCGAGGCCATCGACGGCGATATCGCACGCGAGAACCGCCGAGCGCAACTCGCCGCAGAAGACCCGGCGGCACAGCACGCCGCCGCAATGAATGCGGCGACGCGCGCTCCGGCCGCGCAAAGCGACGAATCGCGCGCACTGCGCGCCTTCATGGCCGGCGGCATCTCCAACATGGCCGACGAGGACCGCACGCGTATGCTGGCGCGCCAAACGCCGGACATTCGCAATGCAATGTCGACGACGACCAGTACGGAGGGTGGCTTCACTGTGGCGACCGAGTATCAACGCTCGCTCGAAATCGCGATGAAGGCATACGGTGGCATGCGCGCAGTCGCGCACGAGATCCGCACTGCTACCGGCGCCACGATGAACTTCCCGACGACGGATCCGACGGCTGAGGAAGGCGAGATCGTCGGTCAAAATAGTCCTGTGACCGGTCTCGACACATCGTTCAACAACATCGCGCTCGCCGTGTTCAAGTACAGCTCGAAGAAGATCGCTTTGCCATTCGAGCTCGTGCAGGACAGCTTCATCGACATCGAGGCCTACATTCAGGCGCTGCTCGCAATGCGCCTCGGTCGCGTCCAGAACCGACACTTCACGCTCGGCGATGGCGCGACACAGCCGATGGGCATCGTCACGGCGGTCGGCAATGGAAAGATCGGCGCAACCGGCCAGACGGTTACCGTCGGATACGACGACTTCGTCGATCTGGAACACTCCGTCGATCCGGCCTATCGCAGCATGCCTGGCGTCTGTTACATGATGCATGACACGACGCTTCAGGCCGTTCGCAAGATCAAAGATGCTCAAAACCGTCCGATCTTCGTTCCTGGCTATGAGGGGGACGCGATGATTAACGGCGGCGCTCCTGACCGTCTGATGGGACGATCGATCACCATCAACCAGCACATGCCGGTGATGGCTGCGAACGCGAAGTCGATCCTCTTCGGTCAGCTCTCGAAGTACACGATTCGCGATGTGATGGACCTCACGATCTTCCGCATGACCGACTCGGCGTTCACGCTGAACGGCCAGATCGGTTTCGTGGGCTTCCTGCGCACGGGCGGAAATCTGATCGACGCCGGCGGCGCCGTGAAAGCCTACGTCAACTCGGCAACCTAAGCACTCACATCATGAGTACGGCGAACTTCGGTTCGCCGTATCCTAATCCATCTCGGAGCAGAACATGGCAAAGACCCAAACGGCGCAGGCTCGCGCCCTCGCTGACAACGTCGGCCTTGGTATAAAGTGCGGCCAGATCGTCACCGGTCCCGACGCCGTCATCAAGGCGCTCGCCAAGGCCGGCGCCGTTGACAATCACCCGGACGCCGTCGCGTACGCGACCAGGCAAGGCGTCGAGCAGGTGGCGCTCGCGGATCCTGATGCTGCCGCAGAAGTCGCGGCAGCTGCGACGGACGCCAAGCGGTCCGATGGCGCACCGACTGAACCGGCAGTGCAATAAGCATGGGGATCAGGCTCACACAGGCGCCCGCCGAAGAGCCGGTCGCGCTCGACGATGCAAAGCTGCACTTGCGCGTCACCGATTCGTCCGAGGATACGCTGATCTCGATGCTGATCAGCGCGGCGCGGATTCACGCAGAAAACGTGTGCCGCCGCGTCTTTGTCACGCAAAAATGGGATCTGTTCCTGGACGCGTTCCCGTTTTACACCTATTACGGCGTGATTCCGGGGTACGTGCCAGTCGACCAGTTGCCGTCTGCCTGGATGACGATGCGCAACTACGCGGTGCGCTTTCGCGGCAGCAAGATCGACATTCCGTTTCCGCGCCTTCAGTCCGTTGATGCTGTGAAGTACATCGATGCGAGCGGCGTGACGCAGACAATGGACCCGTCGGCATACGTGGTCGACACGATCAGCGAGCCAGGCGTCTTGACGCCCAAGACCGGCACTTATTGGCCAGACACCGAAAACACGACGAACGCGGTTCAGATCAGCTTCACCGCTGGGTACGGTGCGGCCGTCGATGTGCCAGCCGGCATCAAGTCGTGGATTCTGCTGCGCGTCGGCGCGCTGTACGAGAACCGCGAGGAGGTGTCAGTGGCGACGCGCGTGACGGTGCAGGAACTGCCATATGTCGACACCTTGCTCGACCCATATCGAATCATGGGTTACGCCTGATGCGCGCCGGCGAACTTCGTCACCTGTTGACGTTCCAGGCGAAATCTGCGGCGCAGGATGAACTCGGCGAGCCGATTAACGCATGGGTCGCTGTGCTTACCTGTTGGGGAAAAGTCTCGCCGATGACCGGCCGAGAACGCCTTGCGGCTCAGGCGGTCCAGTCGTCAGTGACCCATTCTGTGACTGTGCGCTACGCACCGCAGCTCGCGAACCCGAAAGACGTTGCCGCAATGCGCATCGTGTTTGGAACTCGAATCTTCGATATCCACGATTCGATCAACGAAGATGAGCGCAATCGCATGATCACGTTGATGGCGGAAGAGGGCTTGAATAATGGCTAACTCCGCAGAGGCCATCGTCTTTGCTGCACTCAAGTCTCTGGTGCCCAATAGCGACGGTACGTTTCGCGTATATCCGGACGTGGCGCCGGCTGGCGTAGCGCGCCCGTACATTACCTATCAGGCGGTCGGCGGCCCGTCGCCGAACTACCTGAATAACACCGTCGACTTACAGAACGCTCGTATGCAGGTCAACGTCTGGGCCGACTCGCGCTCGGTTGCGAACAGCATCATGCAGGCCGCGATCGCGGCTCTCGCGGGCCCAGCGATCAAGGCGACGACCATCGGCGCACCGGTGAGCACGTATGAGGCTGACACGAAGCTCTACGGCTCGCGCGAGGACTTCAGCATCTGGTTTTACCCGTAACCCCCGAATTCCCAGTTTTCCACCCTGACCCGCCCTGAGCGGGTTTTTCCATTTGTGAGGTCTGAAAATGACGTCTACCGCGATTTCCGCTAAGGGATCGACCCTCGCTGTGTCCGGCTCGGCCGGAACGGCAAAAAACATCACCGCGATTGCCCTCGGCTTTCCGACCATTCTCACTTCGGCCGCGCACGGCTTTGCCAACGGCGACATCCTGACGCTCGCGGGCCTGACCGGCGCTGATGCTGGCGTGCTTAACGGTCAAACCGTGGTCATCAAGAACATCACGGCGAACACCTTCGCGGTCGACATCGACACGACCGGCAAGACCATCACTGCGGCGGGCACTGCGACCCCTGTTACCTGGACCTCGATCGGCAACCTGACTTCGTTCAAGGGTTTCGACGGGCAGGCGAACGAGATCGACAAGACGAACCTGTCGAGCGACGCGAAGGAATTCATGCTCGGCCTGCAGGATTTCGGGCATTTCACGTTCGATGTCGATAAGGATTTCACGGATCCGGGCCAACTCGCCTGCGACGCGGCGAAGCGCGCGGGCTCGCTGAAGCAATTCAAGCTCACGCTGCCGAATTCGAAGACGGCGACGTTCAGCGGGTACGTGAAGAACAGCCCCCTCGACGGCAGCGTCGATCAGATCCTGAAGACGACCGGCGTTTCGATCCGAATCACGGGCGACGTGGTCTACGCGTAAAGCGCGATCGAAGTCCATCACACACCAAATCACACGGGATAGAACGTGCAAATTCTCAGCAAAGAAGCCAAATCCGCCATCCTCGGAGCCCTCCACCTGAAGACGGAGCTAGTCGACGTGCCAGAGTGGGGCGATGGTGTCGCGGTGCTCGTATCGGAAATGTCAGGCACGGCGCGTGACGCCTTCTACTCAGCCCGCGAAGGCGTGCCCAAGCAGAGCATCAGTGAGTCGCAGGCCAAGCTGTTGTTGGCGACGGTGGTTGATGAGTCGGGCGCTCCGGTGTTCGACGAAGGCGATATCGAAGGTCTTCGAGCGCAGAGCAGCGTGGCATTGGACCGCATTGCAGGGGTCGCCATGCGCTTGAACGGCATGGGGCCGGCGGCTGTGGAGGAGGCTGCAAAAAACTCCGCAGCCGGCCAGAAGAGCGATTCTGGTACCGGCTCAGCATCGACTTCGGAATCCCCGTCCGCGAGCTAAAGGAGCGTATCACCAGCGCGGAGTTCGTCGACTACATGGCTTCCTACCAGCTGGACCAGCGTGGAAGCCATTATGACGATCTGCGTGCAGGCGCGATCGCTTCCGTTGTGGCGAACGTAAATAGGGACACGAAGGTGCGAAGGGAACCATTCGGTGCGCTGGATTTCATGCATTGGAACGAATATCACCGTGTCGCGGTGGAGAAGTCAAAGCCGGTGCTGCTTGATGATCCCGATGCTCAATCCAACTTACTGCTCTCGATGATGTTCCCGAATCGAAATGGCTAAGTCATTCAGCATCCAGAACCCGGAAGCGTTGGCCGACGCGATTCGGTCGCTCGATGATGTTGCCAGTGAGTCAGTGCTGAGGCAGGCAGCAGTCGCGGGTGCGCGTGAGGTGTTTTCTGAGGTCAGGTTGCGCGCTCCAGTCGACCTCGGGATATACGAGGGAAAGCAAGGAATGCATCCGTCGGGCTTCCTACGCGACAACATCCTGATCGCCTACGACAAAGAACAGTCCGTTGAGGGACGGATTGCGTCTTACCTCGTGACGTGGAGCAAGGATGCGTTCTACGGGCGATTTCTCGAATATGGGACTTCGAAGATGGCGGCTCGCCCCTTTCTGCGCCCCGCCTACGAAGCTACGAAGACCGCAGCGGCTGCTGCTGTAGATGCTGTGATCCAGGCCAAAGTGAAGGAATTGACCAGTGGCAAATGAGACCGTTGTTCGCGTCACTGCAGACGCTACCGGGTATGCCTCCGCACTTGAGAAGGCTCAGCGCAGCAACCAGGCGTTCCTCTCGTCCGTTGAGGCAGCTGCTGCACGGACAAAGGCGGCTCAAGACGCTATTTCTGAAGCTGCGGAGAACGGCAGTAACGCATCTAGTCGCAGCATCAATGCATTCATCCAGTCGCTCTCGAGGCAGGCTGATGCAGTAGGGAAAGCACGATCCGATTTGCTTCAGCTTCAGGCGGCTCAGATGGGCGTGGCTTCGTCTGCACAGCCCTTTATCGACAAGATCAAGGCTGCCGAAGAAGCAATGACGAAGGGCGGTCACGCCGCCGAAGGACTGAACTTCTCGACGGCTGCCGCGCGCCGAGAACTTCTGGTGCTGGTGCATGAAGCATCCCAAGGAAATTGGACCAAGTTTGGTGGATCGATCATGGTTCTTGGCGAGCGCATTGATGCCATGTCCCTGATCTTTAGTCGCACCGGTATGGCGATTGGTGGGGTTGGTGCGGTTATCGCGGCTGTTGGATATGAGGCCTACAAGGGATATGTCGAGGCTGACCGCTTGAACAAAGCGATTGAACTTACGGGAAATTTCGCCGGAACGACTCGCACGCAACTGGATAGCATGGCGGCGTCCATTGGCGCTTCTCATAACGAGATAACTAGGGCGAACGATGTGCTGACGGGCTTCGTCGAGAGCGGCCGCGTTGCGAGCGGCGTATTGCAGGACTTCGGTGCGGCAACGCTGGACGTAGCTCGTCGCAGTGGGCAGGATGCTGACAAGGTTGTCGCGGACTTCGTCAAGATGACGGAAGGGGTAACAAAGTGGGCTGAAGAGCACAACAAACAATACCACTTCCTCACAGAAGCCGAATATGAGCATATCAAGCGACTTGAGGAAGAGGGGCGCGCCGTTGATGCACAGAAAGCTACATTAAAAGCTCTCAGCGACTTCATGGGGGGCGAAGCCACAACCAACATCGGTATCATCGCCACTTCGATGAAGGGCTGGAAGGATGTCATCGAAGATACAACGCGCGCGTTGATGGACTTAGGAAAAGCGTCGACGGAATCTGACAAGATGCAGTCCATTTACGCCAACCTGACTGAACAACAGAAGCGGCTGGATACGGCTCACTCGTTAGGGCTTGACACATCCAAGCTTGAGGCCGCGATCAGCGCGAATCGAGATCTGCTTGCAAAATATAACCAGCAGATCCTGGATGATCAAGCAATAGCTGACAAGAAATCCAAGGATGCTCAGATCCAACAAGCCGGGATTGCAGCGAAAGACTGGATTGATAAGGAGCGCGAGAAGTACGACAAGGTATATGCAAAGCAAAAGGAATTAGCAGAGGCGAAGCGAAACTATGATCAACTGATTGCCGCCAATCCTAATGCCGCCGATGCGAAGGATGTCTACGACGGCATCGTTGCCGGAATCAACGACAAGTACAAGGACAATGCGCCGAAGCACGAAAAGGCGTACACCGATGACGCTGCGACGCGATTCCTGCAGCAGCTTCGAGATCAGGATGCCGCGCTGCAGGCTCAGCTCTCGACCACCGGCAGGATGTCGGAGGCGGAAAAAGAGCTTGTGAAGTTCGATCAGCAGATCAGCGACTGGAAGGGCAAGACCCTCACAGCAGATCAGAAAAGCCTCCTCTCGCGTCAAGATGAACTGCGAGCGCAACTTCAGGTGAACGTTGCCCATGCAAAAGCAGTTGAACAGCAGGAAGCCATCAACAAGCTTAAGGAGCGCTCCGCTCAGATCGACGCATCGATCGCGAGTTATCAGGATAAGCAGCGCGACCAGTACGGCCGTCAACTCGAAGCCTTCGGTATGGGCTCTGAAGCGCTGAAGAATGTTCAGGCCGTCAAATCGATCTATGCCGAGTATCAGCGGCTGCAGGAGCAACTCGACAAGGCGACACCGAAGAACCTGATCGGTGGGGCTGATTACGCGAAGGCGTCAGCCGATATTAAGGCTGGCCTCGATCAGTCTCTTGCCGATTACGATGCCTACTATGCGGCACTGAAGGAGAAGCAGGCCGACTGGACGTATGGCGCGACCGAAGCCATCGCGAATTATGTGGACGCGGCTCACAATATGGCGGCCCAGACGCAGGCGGCGGTCACGAACATGGGGAAGGGCATGGAGGATGCAATCACAACCTTCGTGACTACTGGGAAACTCAGTTTTTCGAGCCTCGCCGACAGCATCATCTCGGACATCGTTCGGATGCAGGCGCGCGCGGCAGTGTCAGGGTTGTTCAGTTCCATCAGCGGGTGGATCGGGAGTGCCATTGGTGGTGGGATCGGTGGAGACGTTACCGGCAGTTTTGGGTCGCTCGCGTCGACGTCGGCAGCATCATCCGCGGCGTCGGATGTGATGGGGGCCAGTTACTCGTCGGCCGTCACTGGGCCGTCGTCGCTCATATCGTCATATGCGAGCCTGCCGCAACGTGCCAGCGGTGGTCCCGTGGCGGATGGATCATCCTACCTTGTTGGCGAGCACGGCCCTGAGATGTTCGTCCCTAGTCAGGCAGGGTCGATCGTTGCGAATAAGGCTTTGGGCGGATCTGGTCCATCAAGCATCCGCGTGGAGCTGGTCAACGAAGGCTCGCAGCAATCGCAGGTTAAGAGTGCGACGCCGCAATTTGACGCAACTGGCATGGTGCTGAAGATCATCCTTACGGATCTGCAGAAGGGTGGTCCAGTGCGCTCTGCAATCCAGAATCTGCCGAAGCCATGACCACGCCCACCTTTCCGTCATACATGCCGGCCCCGATGATCGCTGGATTCGCACAGTCCCCGGATTTTGGGATGCTGGTCACGCAGATGGACTCCGGGCCAGATAAGCAGCGGCCACGCAATTCGGTCGCGATCATCCAGCGGACCTTGCAGTTTTTGGTTGAGAGTTTGGCAAACCGTAATGCATTCGAGGTGTGGGTGCGCGATAGCCTGGCCGGCGGCTCGCTCTGGTTCAATTGGCCTGACCCGTTGAGTGGCACAACAAAGTTGGCGCGGATCGTCGGCGGCAAGGTGGATTACGCGCCCAGCGATTCGGTCAATGCCTGGGCAGTGAAATTCACTTTGGAGACGTACGGCTGATGGCGCGCACGTACACGCCCCAATACCGGCAAACGATCAATGCACTATCTGCGCCAGAGTCGCGCCTTCTGCTGTTGCAAATTGACCATCCGGCATTAAGCGCGCCGATTCGCGTCGTGAATGATACGCAAGACGTAACCAGCAACGGCAACCTGTATCAGGCGCTGGCATTCAGTTGCTCTGTGCCAGACGATCAGCAGGGGCAGCTTCCGCAGGCACATCTTGAGGTGGACAACGTTGGGCGCGACCTGACCCAATGGCTTGAAGTCAGCCAGGGTGGCTTGGGCGCCACGGCGACGCTTTTGGAGATTCTGCGCAGCGTCCCCGACTTGGTCGAGTGGAGCATCACCATGGACATGACGGGCATGAGCATCACTCCGCAGAAGGTGACGGCATTGCTCAGCTTCCTCGATACGCTGAACCAACAGGCTGTCGCTGTGCAGTACAGGCCTGACACCGCGCCGGGGTTGTTCTGATGGCGGCGCATTGGAGCGATGCCTACATGTTTCGCCCATATGTGGTGAATGGGTTTGATTGTGGGGATCTTGCGCGCCTTGTTCTCAAGGAAGTTTTTAGCCGAGACGTGGCAATTCCGTCGGCTCGTGGAGGCGGGCCGTTTTCGGATTCCGCGCTCGTCGAGCGCTGCTGCGAAGAGATCGGGATGAGGACTGATTCGCCGACAGACGGGGATGCTGTCGTCATGATCGCGCGCGGGCGACTCGCGCATGTGGGCGTCTACTACGAGCAAAACGGCGTGCCATGGGTGCTGCACAACTCACGTGAATCAATGCAGGTAGTGCGTCACCGGGTACGCGATCTCGCGGGGAGCGGCTTCAAATTGGACGGATTCTACAAATGGAAGTGATCGATCAGCAGGCGCCGGCATTTGTTCACATGCCGCACCCACTGACTTCCGACGGTCGCGCTACCTACTACGCTGGTTTCTTGGCCGACGAGACGCTCGGTGACTACCTGCAGCGCCATGGGGTGATGCTTCCGCTCGGTGCCGTGTCGTTGTGGTGTAACGGTATCCCGGTGCCTTCCGCTAACTGGGAGCAATTGATTCCCTACCCGGGGGACAAGATCGTCATTCGGACCGCGCTTGAGGGCGGCGGCGGTGGTGTTGGAAAGGTGTTGCGAACCGTGGCTATGGTCGCAGTGGCCATAGCCGCGCCGGAACTCGGAATGATGGCCGTGTCGACCTTTGGCGGTATCGGGCTCGCATCGACTATCGGCGCCACCGGCATTTTGATTGCCAACGGCATAGCCGCGGCGGCGATAATGATCGGCGGGTCGATGCTCGTCAATGCGCTACTTCCTCCCCCCAAGGCATCGCTCAGCGCATCAACCGGCTACCAGACCAACAGCCAGACGCCGACTTACGCGTTGAATGGTGGACAGAACAGTGCTCGCTTATATGAGCCGATGTTGCTGTGCATCGGCTACAACAAGGTCATCCCGGATCAGGCCAGTACGCCCTATACCGAATTTTCCGGGCAGGACCAGTACCTTTATCAGGCATTCAATTTCGGGTTGTCGGACATCACCCTGACCGACTTCATGATAGGCGACACGCCTATCGCGAGCTATGCGGACGTGACAGTCCAGGTCAGTGGGGCAGATGGCAAACTGCCGATGATCGCCGGTAACGTAGACAGCCTGAGCGTGCAGGATTTGAGTTCTTCGGCCGGATGGGTTCAGCGAACAACCTCTGTCGATACGGTATCTATCGCGATCGACATCGTGACAACGCTGTTTTACGTCAATGACCAAGGCGGCATTGACCCGCGCGCGGTAACGTTTCAGATGCAATACTGTCCGACGGGGACAGCGGCCTGGACAGATTTTGCCGGCGGCACAGTATCTGTCTCGGGCTCCTCGCAGACGCCATTGCGAAACACATACAGGATGGATGTGGCGCAGGGGCAGTACGACGTGCGGGTGATAAAGCTGACGGGCGATATTGCAAGCACGCGGGAGTCTAACGCGGTGTCGTGGTCGCAGATGCGCAGCTATCAGGTCGATTCGACTGACTACACCGGGCAGACTCGCGTTGGCGTACGAATCCGCGCCTCGTCGCAGCTCAATGGAACCATCAGCACGTTTTCCGCCAAGGCACAGGCAGTTTGCCCTGTATGGAATGGCGCGGCCTGGGTGACGCAGGCGACGAGCAACCCGGCGTGGTGGTGCCTTTGGTGGGCCCGCGGAAAGTTCATCAACGGGCGCAGGGTGTATGGGGCCGGGCTGCCAGATAGCCGTATCGACATTGAAGGGCTGAAAGCGTTCGGCGCCTACTGCGATGCCAACGGCTTGACGTGCAACTTCGTACAGGGTGCAGCGACCAGCATCGGAACCATGATGGATCAAATTGCGCTCAACGGAGATGGATCCGCGACATGGTTGACCGGAAAGCTGGGCGTCGTATGGGATGCGCCGAATCAGCCGCCGATCATGCAGTTTGGCCCGTTCAACATCAAGCGGGATTCATTCCAGGTCGAGTACAACACGCAGAATCTGGCAGACGAGATCATCGTCAACTTCACCAACCCGGCGAAGGACTGGGCGACTGATCAGGTGCGGGCGAAAGCCCCGAACGTGACCGCTCCGAACAATCCGGTGACACTGGATTTCACCGGCTGCACGAGCGCAGCGCTGGCAGGACGAAAAGCCAACCTGATGGCAGCGGCGCAGTACTACCACCGCCGCAAGATGACTTGGGTTTCGGATCTGGAAGGTTTCGTTGCGCAGCGTGGCGATGTGGTGGTTTTGTCGCACGATATGACGACGTGGAGCTACGCGGGTCGAATGACCGGTGGTGACCGCAACACGCTGCGTCTTGATCGGTCGGTGCCGTTGTCGGCCACGCCGGGGTATGTTGGCATTCGGTTTCCTGACGGCACGTATCAGGTTTTCGGAGTCCAGGGGGGCGCAGGCTCGGTGGATTCACTCACCCTCACGGCTGCGATCCCTTCCGGATTGCCAGTGCCGGACGAAAATCCGGACATGCTCCCATATGACTGGGCGTTTTTCTATGACCCGCTCGCCACGCCTGGCAAGCTCGTCAAGATCACGGCTGTTATTCCGCAGGCGGGCGGCGACGAAGTGCAGATCATCGCGACTGACGAGGAACCGCTGTATTACGCCGCGGCGTCTGGTGTGTATGACTACATGCCGCCGCGCCAATATAGCCATCTCAGCGGCGACGTTCTGTCCATTGCATTCAAAGAAATGCTACTTGATGGGGCAACTGGTCGCAGCCGAGTTACCGTATCGTGGGCAACTGGCGCTCCCACAGATGCCGATGTGTCGGTTTCCATCAATGGCGGCGCGTCGACGACATACAGCGCCAACGGCAATAGTCTGGACATCGACGCCTATACCAACGACGCGATCTCCGTCACGGTTCAGCCGACCACGCTGGTCAAACTGACGAGCACATCTTCGATGAGCGGGCGCTATGTCGTGCAGGGCATCCTTAGCCCTCTTCCGACTCCAGCGAACGCTTCTACCGTCTACCGAGACCAGCTCACGCATATCATTTGGAGCCCTGTGGTCGATGTGCGTGCGCTGAGCTATGAGGTACGGCTCGGCAGCACATGGCAGAGCGCAGGTGTTGTCGCTGACACCGTAGTTCCTGACATTGTGGCGTCTGGTGATGGCACTTACTGGATCGCCTCGCGCTATCAGGCCCCGAGCGGCACGGTCGTTTATTCGCCCCCCGCCTCCATTGTCGTGGCCGGCGCGTCGCTCGTACGCAATGTGCTGGTGACACATGAGGAATCCCCAGTATGGAGCGGAGTACTGAGTGGTGGTGCGGCGGTAAATTCGGGGAGTCTATTGCTGGCTGGCGTTGGAAACGTTCTCGCAGATGCCGACGTGTTGCAGGAGGTCAATATTCTTGAATATGGCGGCATTGCCGCCTCTGGCAGCTATACGCTCTCGGCAGCACACCAGGTTAATGTCGGTCGTGTTGCGCCATGTCAACTGATTGTGAAGTCGTCAGTGCATGGCATCAGGTCAACCGATAACGTCCTCACGGCGACAAGCATTTTTGATAATCAGGACGTGCTAGGCGAGGCCCTTGGCGCTGCAGTATCTGCCAAGCCGCAAATCGCAGTTGCCCAGGCCGATGGGGTGTTCGGCGCGTGGCAGGATTTCCAGCCTGGCATCTACAGCGGGCAGTTTTTTACGGCGCGCATGTTGCTTACTTCGATCGACGTGACGATCAAGCCTGTTGTCGATCAGTTCAGTTTCACCGTTGATATGCCTGACCGGATCGATACAGGAACCAACGTACAGGCCCTCTCTGCCGGGATCGATGTAACCTTCGCCTCCGCGTTCAATGCGGGCCCAAATGCTGAGACGCAGCCACATGTGCAGATCACGCTGCTGAATGCGCAGCCCGGCGACGTGGTGGTTCTTAGCGGCGTCACGCTGGCTGGATTCCATGTGCAAGTATTGAATGGATCAACGCCGGTCACTCGATTTATAAACTGGTCAGCTCAGGGATACTAGTTGAGCACATCCGCACGCAAGACCGCCTCGGCGGTCTTTTTTTTGGGGAAAGCATGTCACAAGATAGTTTGATTATTCCGACAACTGGAACACTGTCGGGTCTATCCCTAGTCCAGGATTTGAATGCCGCGTTGGCCAACCTTGCAAGTTGCGCATCGGGAGCGACAGATCCAAGCTCGCTTCCCGGGGGAGTGCAGCCATTTTCTCTTTGGCTTGATTCGTCGGTCGTTCCGCCCGTGCTACGCCAACGCAATGCTGGCAACACCGCATGGGATGGCCTATCAGTCACGGCGGCAACCAAACCGGAGCATGCAATCAGTATGGGGCAGGCGGACGTAGCGTACGCTCCATACTCCAGCGCGTCGGGTAAGAACCGCCTGCTCAACGGTGCGATGTATTTGGATCAGGAGAACGCTGGCGCGACGGTTACCTTCACCGCGGGCGCGCCGATCCGCTACTGTCTAGATCAATGGTATGCATCGTGCACGGGTGCAAATATCACGGGCAGTCGCGTTTCAGCGGCTAGCGGAGATTACAAATTCACGGGGGCTGCCGGCAACACCGGTACGCTTTTCGGCCAGCGGATTGAATCTACATCCGTTGCGGATCTAGCCGGCGAAGTCGTATCGGGGCAGATCAAGGCGTCCAGTTCGTCGGTCACATCGATGACGTGGAATGCTTACTCGGCTAACGCGCCTGACAATTTTTCGGCAAAAGCGCTCATCGCCTCCGGCACGCTGGCGATCGATTCGACGGCCACTGTTTATCCATTCTCTTTCAACGCTGGCAGCAATGCCGCAAACGGGATCGCCGTCGAGTTTGTAACCGGTCCTCTTTTGGCGGGGCAGACGCTTACATACGGATCTGCCCAGTTCGAATTTGGAACTTCCGCGACATCATTCGAGCGTCGGAATCCAGCGCTTGAGCTCGTTGCTTGCGAGCGATATTTTCAATACGTTGTCGCCGGCGGTTACACGGGGCCGACAGACTCAATTTCGGTGTATGGCACGGCCACGCAGTTTCGCGTCAGACCACGTGCCGCGCCGACGATTACCTACGTTTCAGATCTCCCGGTGAGTTCGGGCTTCATCGGAACGGCGCCTACCGTTGACTCCATTTCGGTATATGGATTTCGCGCTTATAAACAATCGAATGCGACCCCATCGCAGTGGGGGTGCGTAATGTCAGCTAACGCGAGGTTGTGAACATGCTTGGATATCAATTGACGAATGCGGACGTTGTCGTTCGTTCAGATGGCGCGACGATCCCGAAGTACGAGGAGAACGCAGATTATCGGGACTATCTCGACTGGTTGAATGCTGGGAACGTGGCAACCCCTGCCGATCCCGGGAAGTCTGTGCCATAGCCAACTTTATGGCGGGCGACTTCCAGTGTCTTCGTCTTTCTTGAGACAACATTGCCTTGATTCGATGCCGCCAGTGCTGGCGGGGGCCGGGAAAGCGGTGCTTGATCGGCTCATGCCGCCGATCATCTAAATAGCTGAAAGAGCGACATTTGCCGCAGTCGCCTGTGAGCAGATGTGACAGAACATCCAAGCCGCCTTCTGGCGGCTTTTTCATTTCCGGGGAACCATGGATCAGGAACGGATCATGGAAATGTCCGAGAGCGATTTCAGGGCCTTCGTGAGCCAGCATCTCGCGGCGATGCGGGCCGAGATGGTCGCAAACACAGAGCAGACCAAAGAGACCGGTGAGGCGCTGAAGGGCCTGATCGAGGTCTTTCAAATCATGCAAGGCGGCATCCGCTTCCTGGGTGTACTCGGGAAGATTGCCAAATTCCTGACGCCGTTCGTCGCACTCGCGGGGGCGGTGTGGGCATTGATGCATGGCAAATGGCCGGATCGACTATGAGCGACACATTCAAATTATTTATGGCGGCGCTATGAGCCCGGAAGATTTCATCTCAGCCATCGCGCCGGCGGCCCAGGCTTGCATGCGGCGCACTCAAATTCCCGCCAGCTTCACGATTGCCCAAGGCGCGTTGGAGTCGGCCTGGGGCGCGTCGCAGCTCGCGACGACGGCCTTCAACCTGTTCGGTGTCAAAGCCGATCGCGCATGGAAGGGGCCGACGGTCATTATGCCGACCATCGAGGTCATCGCCGGTAAGCGGATCACGGTGTCGGCGCAGTGGCGCCGCTACTCGGGCTGGCAGGCGTGCATCGACGATCACGCCGCGTTCCTGTTGGGCAATCCTCGCTACAAGGCGGCGTTCGCATACGCCGACGGCCCGAGCTTCGCGCGGGTGATCGCCGCGGCCGGGTATGCCACCGACCCGCAATATGCGGAGAAGCTCAACGCCGTCATCAGGGGGCGCAATCTCAGTGCGCTCGATGCGGCTTAACGACAGGCCTCGCGCGAATTATTCCAGCCGCCTTCGGGCGGTTTTTTCGTTTCTGGAGCATTGAATGAGTCGATTGAGCAACATCCTACGAGGGTCCGAAGGTAACGGACTGTCGTTTTGGTGCCCAGGCTGTGGCCATCCGCACCGAATCCAGCACGGTGCCGGGAAGGGTCCGCGGTGGAACTGGAACGGAAACGTCGAGCGCCCCACGTTCACGCCCAGCGTTCTGGTCACGTGGAACGAGCCGAGCGACAACCCGAGTGAGTTCGAAGATCAGACGAAGGATGTCGGGAAGGCGTGCCATTCGTTCGTCACGGATGGCCACATCCAGTTTCTGAGCGATTGCACCCACGCGCTGGCTGGACAAACTGTCGCGCTCCCACCGTTTCCTGCTGGATGGGGGGAGTGACGCTCATGTCAGATGTAACCCAAACCCACGAAGAGAAAGAAACCCTGACCGTCGACGTGCTGCTGCCTGGTCACGATCCGCGCACGACCACTGCGTTATTCACTCGCACGCGTAAGACGCTGATCGAGCGAGAGGGCGGCCGGTGCTTCGTCTGCGGCGGCACCGAGCAGGACAGCGGCCACCCGCTCGAGGCGCATCACCATCCGATCGAGCGCAGCACCGCGAACATGATCGACTGGTCACGCCTCGCAGAAGACTGCCGCGTTGGCATCTGGGGTGAGAAGGCGAAGGCGTTCGACTGGGATGCGTTCCTTGGCGCTCAACCGTTCGACCCGTACCGGTTCGTGGACGACATGACCGTCAACGGAATGTTGCTCTGCAAGGAGCACCACATCGGCAAGGGGGAGGGCATCCACATGCTGCCGCTCCCGCTGCTGATCGCACAGAAGTATGCGATCGAGGGCTACCGCTTTACGCCGACCGAGATCATCCACCACCACGAGAAGGACACGACGAAATGAACCAGACCTCGAGCGTAGTTACCGGCGGCATCACCATCAGTGCCGCAACCCTTGAGCCGGCCGTGAGCTGGGCACTGGCCGCGATCTTTCATGCGCCGGTGCCCGACAGCGTGTCGGCCCTCGTCACGGGCGCGCTGGCCGCCGGCGCTCACCTCGCGATCAATGCCCTGAGCAAGCGCTTTGCGGGCGCTGCCGTAGTCGCCCCGCAATGATCCGCGCCGCGCTCGCGTGCGCCGCTGGCCTGGCGCTGGCGGCCTGCGCCGGCACTGCCCGGTACGAGGTGCGGCCGTTCTATGACTCGACCGGTCGCCTGATCTGCTGCGCGGCCTCTGTCTCGAGCAGCAAGGACGTAGGCGCCGTCACCGTGCGCGTCAGCAACACGCCGACGGGTTTCGCACTCGACTTCGGCGAGACCGGCGTTTCCGCCAGCGCGCCAATCGCCGCCGGCGGCGGTATCGCTTCCAGCATCTCAACCGCGGTCACCAGCGCGGCGGTCGCCGCAATCAAGCTCACCACCCCGTAAGGAATCCACCATGAAGCGTTTTGCCATTCTGGCCGCGTGCGCGGCCGTGCTTTCGTTCGTCCTCGCGGCTTGCTCGACCACTGGTCAGGCCGTGCAATCGCCCGCTGAAGTCGCCGCGCGCGTATGTCCGCCGGTCGAAGTCGCCGTCACGTCGCTGCAGCAGATCAACGGTATGAGCGAAGCCGCGCTGAAGGCGCTCGCCGACGCGCAGCCGATCGTGAACTCTGTTTGCGCTGCTGGCTCGACTGTCGATGCCGTCAACCTTCAGACGCTCGCAAGCGCGGGCCTGCCGGCGATCGTCACGGTGGTGAAGGCGTCGCCGCTTTCAGCGCAGGATCAGGATCGAGTCATCCTCGGCGTGACGACGGCGCAGATTCTGTTGACCGCAGCGATCGCGGCGTGGCCGCAGGATGTCGCAACGGTGCCGGCGGCAAAATGAGCCGGTTCCTGACGCGTCTGGTCATCGAGAACGCTACCGGCTGCGATGATGGCCGGTGGCGACTCGCCGCGGCGCTGGTGTATCAATCCGACGTTGCTGCCGACGTTTTCATCGTGCCGCGCGGGTTCGTCACAGACCTGGCGTCGGTGCCCAGACTGCCCGTGGTCTTCTGGCTGACGGGCGGCACCTCGAACGAGGCAGCCGTCGTGCACGACTGGCTGTACACGACGCAGCCGGTGCCGCGCGCAGTAGCAGACAAGGTGCTTCGCGAGGCGTCAGCGGCAACGCGCGTGCCTGCGTGGCGCCGGTGGCTGATGTATTGGGGCGTCCGGTTGGGTGGTGCATCGCATTGGTCGACGACTGCCGCAACACGCCCGCAGTGAACCAAGAAAAGATAATCAGTGCGAGCAAAAAATAAAAAAAGATCGCTTTGATTATCTTTTTCATGCGCCGCGCCAGCGCGGGGCGCTACCGGTTCGGGGCGTCCGGTATCCCCGGTAATTCCCCCCGCCGTTGTCGCTGATCGGAAAGCAGGGCCCGAAGCCATTCGAGCGCGATCAGGGTGTCGCCGACTTCTTCCCGCCATGCCTGGTGGATAACGACGTATAGCGACTCCACTTCCCTGAGCACTTTCTCTTTGCGTTGGGCTTCAAGTCGCCGGAACGCGACTTCCTCGATGGCGCGCCGCACATCAGGATCCTTATGCGTGAGCCACAGGCTGCGCAGTTGGTCGATCGTCAGATCTGACGGGCGGGGATTCAACGGCATACCACACCCCTCAGCTACGCCGCCGCGTACTCGTCGAGCACGGGGATTCGACCGTGCTCGAACAGGACCTTCGCCGATTCCATGGCGCCCGTCTCGGGGTCCAGCAGAACCTCGTAGGCTGCGACGCCGGCGTGGCGCTCGCGCATCGAGTGCGCGACACGCACGGCGCCGACGCTCGTGCTCGCCGGTCGCACTTCGACGGGAAGCAGCTCGTCGCCTTTCCCTTTGCGGAACGGGACAACGATGAAACGAATGGCGTGTGGGTCTCGCATGGTGCCCCCTCTCAGGTACGTTTGAGGGAGGTAAACTAGCATGAATCACTGTATAAAAACACAGTATAATTTTGAGTGAAATTCGCTGGTCCCGGCGAATCTGTCTGATAGGACTTCTCGCTCACACCATGACCAAACCTATCATCCCGTGGATTGGCGGTAAGCGCCGTCTGGCCGATGATCTCATTCCCCGATTCCCGCCCCATAAGACGTACGTCGAAGTGTTCGCCGGCGGCGCGGCCCTCTATTTCATGCGGCACCCCGCTCAAGTCGAAGTGATCAACGACATCAACGGGGAGCTGGTGAATCTCTATCGCGTGGTGCAAAACCACCTCGAGGAATTCGTGCGCCAATTCAAGTGGGCGCTTTCGAGTCGCGAGGTGTTCAAGTGGTTACAGGACACGCCCCCGCGAGTGCTGACGGACATTCAGCGCGCAGCTCGCTTCTACTACCTGCAGCAGAATTGTTTCGGCGGGAAGGTGGAAGGGCAGACGTTCGGAACGGCTACGACGACGCCGCCTGGACTCAACTTGCTTCGGCTTGAGGAGAACTTGTCAGCCGCGCATCTGCGCCTCTCGAGTGCATATATCGAGAACCTGGACTGGCACGCATGCATAGAGAAGTACGATCGCGAGCAGACCTTCTTCTATCTCGATCCGCCGTATTGGCAGACCGAGGGATACGGCGTTGAATTTTCGCTCGCAGAGTACGAGCGGATGGCGGCGCTCTTACGGCGCATCAGTGGGAAAGCGATCGTGAGCTTGAATGATCACCCGGATGTGCGTCGGGTATTTGCCGGTTTCGAGATTGACACGTGCGACATCAAATACACGGTCGGAGCAGATAAGCCGGTGGATCGAACCGAAGTGATCATCTACAGTTGGGATCGTCATGCGGAGCCCGCGGGGCTATTCGGTTGA